AAGAATAACCTGCTTCTATAAATCTTGAGCCGCGGCCAGCCATCGGTATTAATACATTTAATTTTGGATCTTGCCACTTTAATCTCATCGGTTCGCTATCAATTTGTGGCATGATATTTTCGATGTTGACTTGACTTGGATCTTTGACACGTATAACATTTGCGCCTGATCTTTTTGCCGCAAGTAAACCAGGAGGAGAATCTTCTATAATGATTGTTTCTTCGGGCAATACACCAATCTTTGACATTGCCATCCAATATATTTCGGGATGTGGCTTTGCACAATTGACGTGCTCATTTGCAAGCATGACGTCCATCTTATTTGATAGACCAGTGACACCCATTGCAGCGTGGAGTGTTGTACGTATAGAGTTAGTACATACACCTACCTTATAACCTTCTGCTTTCAGATGTGTTACAAGATCAAAGACGTGTTGTAAACCTGACAGCTCACTAATTTTCTGTGATGTAAACTCTTGCTTCTTTTTAAAGATTCCATCGTACAGAGATGTAGGTAAATCTTTATGTTGAGTCAACAGTTCTAGCTTTTGCTTAGTCTTATGACCGTCATAGATTTTAGTATGTTCTTCAGGTGTAATTCTGAAGTCACGATCAGGCTCGCTAAAAAAATCTAACGCGCTGTTGAGTGCTTCGAAGTGGATGTGTTTAGCGTTAATTAATACGCCATCAAGATCAAACAGTACTAGCTTTATCATTCACGAGGTACCTTTCGGGCCAATCAGTACAAATTCCATAAAATGGTCTGAGGTTTGTTTTATTTATCTCAGGCATGACAGCGATAGCACGACTTGGTAAATGTACTTGTTTACCTGGATATGCCCAAATATAGCCTTGTGATGTAATTGTATAATCGTCCATTTCATGCCAAAAATAGTTTAGATCATGGTTAACAGGACAATTATGAAGATATGTAAGAGCTTCGATGTTCTTACAATGAATCCAAAGTTTATTTCTTCGTGTGTGTAACCATCGAAAGTCAATGCCATATTGAGGTTCGTCATGGCCAAGATATAATTCTTGTTGATCGAATACCCATAAATCAATTTCAACATTGAGTTCCATACCAACCATAATACGATCGATATGAGTAGGGTTATTTTCTAAGTCAGGTTCTGAGCCTGAAATATTTCCACGATGTGATATCAATAACATTAGTTACCATCCGTATTGTGGCCATCACGATTGACAACTGGGTGAGGTTGTTCAAATGATTGCGCCATAATTTCTACATCTTTCATCACTTCTTCCTCAGTCAAATAACTAATTTCTTTTTTTCTATGCATCAACCCTGCATTGCCTGCGAGTAACAGACAAATAGCCAAAGGATCGAATACCACCACAAGCATGATAATAATCCAGCGAACAGCTGTATCAAAATAATCGGCGGCTTCATCTCCATATATTAACTCTGCTATGTATTTAAGTGGGCCAATTTCCGCTTCGAGTTCAATAGATTGTTTCTTGAGCGGTAGTAATTCCGTTTGTAACTTGTCAATTTCATCGTACGCAGCGTCGATCTGAGTGTTGATAGCTGACCTTTCCTCAGCTTGCCCTTGACGAACCGCCATTGCACCTTCAGGCCCGCGGATTCGATCGTAACTGATGAGGGTTTGTACGGTACTGTCGAGTTGAGAAAGTACAACCTCTCCATCTTCAATAATATTCTGTTGACGCGCAATTCTGCGTTCAAGGTTCGACATCTGAATTTCATTGTTGCCACCTTGTTCTATTACTTGATCGACATGTGCTTTTGACAAATAACCAAAAATACCCATCGAAGTAATGAACACAAGCACAACAACTGCTATAGTCATATATATGCGCATGAGCCATGGAGCTATCGACCAATTACGATAGATCCATGACGCAGCTACAAGTTTAGATGTTTCGAGAGTGCCAGCCATAATAATCACAGACCAAAAAGCGCCTGCAAATATGGTAGCAATGCCGACTACTGAGAAGTAGCCGGCTACAGCGGAGAGTATAAGACCCATAGCCAGTGCCATGACACTGATCGGAAAACTCTGCATGTTATTCTCCTAAATTGTGTTTATTTTTATAATCTAGGATCGCAGATTTAATTGCATCTTCCGCGAGAACACTACAGTGGATTTTTACCGGGGGTAACGAAAGTTCTTGAGCGAGCTCAGTGTTCTTGATCTGATTAGCTTCCTCAAGGCTTTTACCTTTGACCCATTCTGTGAGAAGAGAACTTGATGCAATTGCGGATCCGCATCCAAAAGTTTTGAACTTAGCGTCTTCAATGATTCCGTCGGGCGAAACCTTGATTTGCAATTGCATGACATCTCCGCAAGCCGGAGCGCCAACCAAGCCTGTTCCCACGGTTTCATCCGTTCCATCAAGCTTTCCAACGTTTCTTGGGTTATCATAGTGGTCTAATACTTCCTTTGAGTATGCCATAGTTTATCCTGCTGGACAAACGCTCGCGTCATCAGATTGATCGAAAGTGTCATCACCACAACCATACGAATTATCGTTATTGGTATCGCAATAACGTTGCCATGCGATCATAGTAAAGTTCAACCCTTCACTCCATGGTGTGTAGGCTTTACACCATTCGTGGTCACCAACTGTCATACCAGGTTCGGTTCCATTATCTACTTCGACATAATCACGTCGAGTTGTTTCAGGGAACTCTTTAAATTGATATGTACGACCGTTATTGTATAGTCGTTGTTGATAGAGCTTACCTTTAGTAACCATGATTTGTTCACCTTCCTCAAGAGTCAGTGTTGAACCATCGTCGTAATTAATTACAGTTGCACCCCACACGGTGAGCGGTAAGAGTGCAAGAAGAGTTAGCAAATACTTCATATTAATCCTCCAGAATTTGCATCAGTTTTAATTTAAAGGCATTGATCTTGTTGACTCGATCAGTACCTGGCCATAATATATATTCTTTCTCAGGTTCTTTACTGAGATTACTCAATAATGGTTGGACAGCGTTGTATATAGTTTGAGCCTTCACTCGCCATTGTTCAGCCTGTGCTTGCCATTCTGCAACTTCCGTGGCTGTACTCGTCAATTCCGTTTTAACTTGTTGTACGGCATCAAGTTGGTCTGCATCGACCAAACTGAAACCAAAATCAAATTCTTCTAAGTTGATTGCTTTTTTATCTGTAGACATTGAGCATGCTTCCTTGGTTTTCGACTATGAAGTCTGCATCCATTGTACCGAACGATACGACAGTATGTCTCATTCCTTCTTCGACAGCTGTTACACCGTGATTATTTTCCCATCCTGCTGTATGTATACACATCATTCCTTTTTCTGGTTTGATGGTCATATCAAAATCGGGATATACTAGTTCGCCACCTTTAAAATCATCATTCAAATACATGACCATGCCATGACTTCGATGTGGTGAATAATTTGGTGTACCATCGGGATGACAGTTATCAGCATGTGATGGCCAAATATCATCACCAGGAAACCATCGTGCAAACTGTGGGACTTCGAGTTGTATATCCAATGATACTTCTTCTCTTATCAAATCTTCACAACGACCCCACACATCCATCATCACTTTTAATGCAGGTACTTCTACACCTTCATGATCCATAATATCTGTCACATAACAATTTCTACCATCCCATCTTTCATCACCTCTATAACACCATAGTTGGGTTCTATGAGAATACTCCAATAAAATGTCGAGCTCTTTCTCGGTAGCAAAGTCTTTAATAATATGTGGAAACTTCATGAAAAGAAATCCTCAAGTGTAGCCATTTTCTCTGATTTCCAACCGATTGCATGTAGTATGATTTCAATGGGATCGAGATAACCTTTGACAAATTGTGTATCATAGTCAATGTACTGTTCAAGACCAAACTCGTGTGGTAGTACATCAGGACAAGAGATCACAGTGTCTCTAAATGGATTCGGTTTGATCAAGTAACTAAACTTGATCTTCTCACCGCTTTTGACTTCCTCGTATTTTTTGGTTAGGTTATATTTATGTAAGTAGTGGTTGTATAGTAGACCACCTTTGACCTGAATTGGTGTAGCTTTTTTGTAAATAGTATCCTTATCGGCGTATGTACCAGGATATCGCTGACCAGTTTTGTGGTTAGTTTCCCACTTGATGAAGTTGCATGATCGAGGGAATGCAATCTGCTCGAAGCTGAGTGTTCTAAATTCTTGACGAATATCTGCGATATATTTTTGTACAGTCGTCTCATCGGTGGACATGATGAGTTCGAGCGTTTTCTTAATGTACTCACGACACACCGCAGGAGTTGACGATCGAATGGCTTCGATACCCATCATCTTGAGATCAGGCTCGTCGTAGCGTACACCTTCGGAATCATACACATTCATGATGTACCGCTTCTTGGCAGTCCATATTGCCTTGTCAGCGATGTTCTCACGTTTCATGATCATCTTCTGTGCGTATGCATTTGTGTAGTCGGCGAGTTCTTGATATGATCGATCGATAAAGTTTTCGACTTGTTGCTTTGCAACCTTATCAAGGAATTCTACAGGATCTTTTGGTTGAGTCAACTCGACCATCTTATCGAATGAGACATACACTGAATCGGTGTCGATTGCAACTACATAGTCTCGACCTTTCGTATCGAGAATCTTGTTCAACCATATATTGAGTTTCTTCTCGATCCACCGAATAGACAACTGACCAGCCATGGTGATGGCCTCGGCATTCTCGTTGTCAAACCATCGGAAGTATTTGTTGGCGAGTGCACCATAAGCTGCGTTCAGCTGAATCTTTTTGGCGTGTTGTAGATTGTGGTATCGACTGATGTCAATCTCGAGTTCACGTGATGGATTCTTTTGGTTTGCTATCTTCGCTTCGAACATCTTCTTCTTGTATAACACACGATCATCATACATTTTGGCCATGAGGGCAGGCAAGAAACCTTGATAGTCTTTGCGATAGATCTTGCCATTCGGTGTCATGGTCACATCATAGTCTTTGAGTGCATCGAGGTTGAGTTCTTCGTTGAGTACTGTATCAACATTTGCCTTCGCAGTAATTTCAAAGAGGTCGTCTGTCTTGTTGAGCACAGTATCAGGCGAGATGTTGTATTGCTGAATGAGGTGTGGATACAGAGAGTTGAGATCGAATGACATTACCCACTTGTGCATGCCAACGATAGGTTCTTTGACGTAACCACCTTCGATCATGCGATCAGATTTAGGTGGTCGTTTCATCGATACAACTTTGTTTTGTTCCATTAGATAGTTATGGATGATTACATCCCAGATACCAACGGTGGCGAGAGTGTCGTTGTAGTTGACCTTCGCATCATAAGCGATCGCATAGATTTGTTCGATGAATCCGAGTTTCTCTTCTAAGTCGAAGATGAGGTCTGTGTCTCGAATATTGTATTCGATAAACTTTTGGAAGTTGTTCTTGTACAACTCGTGCAAGTTACCATACTCGCTGTAGTCCAACTTCTTTGTACCGAGTTCTGTCTCAGCAATGAAGTCGAGGCGATATGATTCACGAGGTTGTAGTCGAAACTTCTTGTAGATGGCGAGATAGTCGAGGCTTGACACACCGAAGATTTGGAATGTCTGTGATTGCTTGTCACTGCCTTGACGGAACACACGCTTTTCTTTAATGATACCCCACGGTGAGAGTCGATTGGCCATCTCTTCGCTGTGGATTTTAGTGATACGATTGACGAGATATGGAATATCGAAAAACTCTGTGTTCCAACCTGTGATGACATCAGGATCCATGTTTTGCCATACATCGAGAAACTTATGTAACAAGTGATACTCGTGTTTGCACTTGATGTAGTACACATTCTCGTCGTCAGACTTGAAGTCACCACAACCGAGTACGACTGTCATATTACGTCGACGAATGGCAATCGCTGTGATTTCTTTGTCAGCGTCTTCTGGTTCAGGGAAGCCATCGTCTGATGCCACCTCGATATCGATGTTGACTACATTGATTTTGCTCGTGTCAACTTCTTGATTCCGAAAGTGATCATATATAAATACATAAGGATAACGATCGAGGCCGTAGACATTGAATCCTTCGACCTCTTCGTATTTCTTAATGAAATCACGTGCGTGTCGGATATTATCCAACTGTTTCTTCTGCACATGATTGCCGTGAATGTCTGTGTAACCAGTTTTTGTAGTTGATGGAACAAAGAGGTAAGGTTCATATACGAACCGACGCTGCATCCGCGAGCCATCCTCATTAAAACCACGAACATACAGATGGTTACCGTACTGCGAAACGTTAGTATAGAATTCTGTCATCATGTAAACCATTCTACCACAAAATATAGGAAAAGTAAATGAACCGTGAAGCTGTCTACGAACAACTTAAGATCGACGAAGGAGTCGAATATGTCATCTACAACGATCACCTCGGTTACCCCACGTTTGGAGTTGGTCACCTTGTCCTCGAAAGTGACCCGGAACATGGACAACCAGTTGGTACTGGAATCTCGGAAGAACGAGTTAAGGAGTGTTTCGAAGCAGACCTTGACCTTGCCATCGGAGAATGTGACGCTTTATACGGCAGAGGGAACTTTAACGACCTACCAGACGAAGTCCAGCAGATCTTGGTTAATATGATGTTCAACATGGGTCGTACTCGCCTTTCAAAATTTAAAAACTTCAATGCTGCTATTCTTGACCATGATTGGAAAACCGCGGCCACAGAGGGCCGCGATAGTTTGTGGTACAGACAGGTGACTAACCGTGCAGAACGATTGATGTCTCGTATGGAAAACGTTTAAAACGAATGTATATACAGCATCCATGATATAAAACC